CGTTAAATTTGCAATTGAAAGTTGCTTTGTCGCGCTGCTTTGAACAATAGGCAAAACTTCCGTACCAGCGACCGGCGTGGTAGCCGCTGTAAGTGCGGAAATCTTGGTATTAGCCATTAGTTGTACATCACTTCAATCAAAGAAGTTAAAGGCGGTGCGGTTGAAAATACAACCGATGTTCCGCTAACAGAATATGTATTCTTATTTTGATATACGCCGTTTATATAAACAAATGTGTAGTTTTCACCTAATGACGTTGCGCTTAACGTAAACGTTGTTTGTGAACCCGTACCAGTAAAATTGTCTACTTGATAGCTTGCAGCACCAATGCCAGTTATGTTGTCGTAAGTGCCAATCAATGCATTGGTTGAATCATTAATGACAAATTTATAAGGCGTTGCAATTAACCAAATTTCACCGCTAGAAACACGACCACTAGAATTTAGAACAATTGGATTTGCATGGGCTATTGTTCCAGCGGATGTTGTATAGGCCGTTTGTGGGGTTGTTGTTCCTGCCGTGTAGGTGTACAACTTACCACCCGACAAAGGAATGCCATCGTTATTAAAAAATTGGGCCGCAGCGCCGCCCACGGGGGAGAGAAAGACGGCCATAATTTTTTACTCGTAGTAAACGGTGCATTTCACCGTGCCACCAAGAACCACATAAAGACCATTGGCGGTATTCAATCCATCAAAGAAAATGTAGTTTGTAGCGGCTACGGGGGTAAACACGCCAAGCACCGTTGCGCTTGTACCGGATGTTTGTGTATCGTAAACCGTGATTGTTGGGGAAGCGGATGCGGCGCTTACAAAAATGCCTTTTAGTTTTGCCGGTGCGCTTTTGACTAAAGTCGTTGCTTCAATATAGGCTATGTTGGACATGACAATCCCTTTCAGTTCGTCAAATTATATGCGTTAAAAAGAAAAAAGCCACCCCTTTTGGGAGTGGCCTTTTCCGTTGGTTCATGCCGTTTTAAGGCAGGAAGGTCAGGTCGTAACCGTAGATAAACACATCGGCGGTAGCCGCTGCGCCCTGTGCGGTTGTATTGCGAACGTACAAATTCAAACCGGTGATTGCATCGGTAGAACTTGCAGCGGTGTTCACAACTTTAGCCGCCGTGGTTGCGCCGGTTGGCGTGGTAGCGGACAAGACAGCCGTACCGCCAGCAGCAGGGGCGGTATAGACCGCAAATGCCGCCGTGGTCAAGCTAGTGCTTGCGTTGCTCAAAACCACATAAGCTACGCTTACCCGACCCGCGACCAAGATCGGGGCAGTAGTATCGCCTACGGAGTTAAGATTAACCGATTGTGCCGATGCGATTAAGCGGATTGCTTGATTGCTGGACAAGTTAATCGGGTGATTGCTTACAGTGGTTGCTGCGCCTGGATTAGCCATGATAGTTTCCTTTCTTTATGTGGTTGATTAGGAAGCCACTCGGCAAGCGAGTTCAGCATACAAAGGAGCCCAACCGTATAGCACATCAACGCGAGTCGGGATGGAATCGTTGTTGATTGTATATTGCCTAACGATACGCATGGAGAGGCCCAGGTCTTTATCGGACGCACGGCCCGCAAAGACAACCCCATCAGGCAAATCGAGATCAGCGCAGCCAAGTACAAATGCGTTCTTGTGCATAACAATGTTTTGCGGAGAAACAGCACCAGCTTGGTTAAACGGGGTCACAGCAGAAGCACCAGGGCTAGTGATAGACACGTTTTGGAACTGACCAGCGGAGATAACAGCAGGGCTAACGGTAACGGCATTTCCGCTGATAGCGGTTATGACGAAATTACGCAGCTTGTTGCTACCGTAGGCTTGACGGTTCTGTGGGTTCACGGCGTACACATTTGCAATGGTGAAAGTATCACCAACCAAAGGAGTGAACGTGCCGGTTTTAGACAACGTGAGGGACGATGTTGATGCCCAACCCGTAGTCAAAATGCCGGTATCCGTGCTGGTGTTGATAGTCGCGGTTCCAGCGTATGAACCAAAAGTTTGAGCAGAAATATTTTGATCCATCTTCCAGTTCATGCCAGCGGAGTCGCGGCCCATCATGCCCTTGGCATATTGCATTCCAATGGTGGTATTGGGTACAAATAAGCCTTTCAAGCTATCCACGATTGTCGCACCGGTAAACGGTTCGATAATGCATGAACGGCGACCATCGCGTGGCGCACCTTCAGAGTCCAAGTAGGCTTGGGCGGTCAGGTAGGTCAACAACGATGTTGGAGGGGTTCCAGCAGTACCAACGATATTGGCGGTATTTAGCTTTGCCATAGTCGTGCCGTCAAAGTCAATTTTATTGGCTACGGCGGCAACGGCGGGCTTCAAGACGCGATCCGAAAATGCGTCCAGGCTAAGTGCCAAGTCTTGCGTGGTGAATTGCGTATCAACGTGGAACTGGGTAGTCAACGTCAATGGGCTGCTTGTCTCGTTGAAATCTTCAACGTTCAAAGCGGGGCCGCTTGTACCGATGAAACGACCAGGACGGCGAATATTCAGGGTTGCTCCAATTTTGGCCCCAGTAACCGCGAACTGATCGTCATAGCTACGCATGACTTCAGAGGAGAAAGTCAACTCATTTTCCAAGACCATCAACGCTTCGTTGGTAATCATGGAGATGGTAAGCAGATTATTGCTCATTTCATTTCCTTAAAAAAAATTGTGATGTCAGCGGATTCGCCCCGCAAGTCGTGCAGCTTTCCAGGCTTGGTAGTTACCGTGGAATTGACGATTTCCATCAAGTTCCGTAACTGGCCCGTTTGCTGAAGCCTTAATAGGATTAATCGGCGCTGGCGCTTTACTTCTTCCAACGGTAGGCTTTGTCTGAGGCTCGGTCTTTTCAAACTGACCCTCCAACTTCCCAATTGTTGCCAAGGCGCGTGTCAAAGTCATGCCTTGCAGTTTTTCAGCGATTTCGGGATTCTCCGCTAAGTGATACAAGATGCGTGGGCCAACTTCCGATTCAAAGATTGCGTCCCGCACTTCGTTGCTCACAACAACATCGGCAGACCCAACCATATCCTCAAAGTCCGGCATTTCGCTTTTCGCAGATTCAACCCGTTTCGCCCAAGTATTAATTACCTTGTCGCGTTCGGCTTGCACCTTTGCTTGCACTTCCTTTTGCTTTTCCTCATTCATCCGCTGGTCAACCCGATAATCCGTCAATGCTTTCGCATATTCGTACATATCGGAAAACTGATTTGGCTGCGGTTCTTCATCGGCTTTTGGCTCGGCGCTAGGCTTTGCTTTGGCTTCATAGTCCCGCAACTTTGCTTCCAAATTTTGCCTAGCTTCGCGCTCGGTTTGGGCTTCTGCCCTTGCCGCCTCTCGCTGCTTGGTAATCTCCGAAAACCTTTTTTCCAATTTAGGATTCTGTTTTCTATCCTCTACCACTGTCGCTTCATTCTCGCTATTTGCGGGTTCACTCTGCGCTTCCGTCTTGACGGCTTCTGGTGCAGCTAAACCTAGCTTTTTGGCGGCGAATTCAGCCATGTTTTCATTGGTAAGCACCGTTTGTGCTTGCCGTGGTTGCACTTGTGGTGCTTCCTGTACTTCTGACATAGGTTTTATCCTAAGAATTTGCCCCGTCTACCTGGCGGGTAAGGTTGGTGGTTTATACCACAAATTATTAATTAGTCAATTATTGTGCCATTTGTTGCGGCATTTGTTGCATTTGCTGAATTAATGGGTTTGCACCTTGGCTAATATCTTGTTGGGCAAATTGGGCATATTGTTGTTGTTCGGCGTTCCTACGGTCAATTTCCATAGTCAAACGGCTTGTGTCCATGCGGTGCAACAATAAATCAACAATTGCCTCAATTTCCGTCTTGTTTTGGCTAGTAATAGCGCGGGTATTTTGGTCGTTGACCTTAACTTCCGCCATTGTTTCGGTGTTATGCGCCCTTGCAACTTGGCGCATAAGTTCGCGTTTGGTTTCGGCTTCTTGCTTAACGCCTTCAATGTCCGCACGTTGTTTCATAGCCAATTGCATAGCCGCCATTTGATTCTGCATATCTTGGACGGTTTTCTTAGCTTGCGCCAATTGCATTTGCACTTGCGGCGGTATATCCGATTTTTCGTCAATTTGGGACAACGGGTTCATGGCGGCAAGGCGGTCGGCAATAATGTCCGCGCCAGGAAAGTCCATGTTCCTAAACACTAAGTCACCGGCAACGTTAAACAATTCAGGCTTTGCCATTAACGGCATCATGGCATCAACGGCTTGTTGGCGTTTGGTCATAAAGCCAGGGCCGGTATCCATTACAACGTCATATTCGCCAACGGTAACGTCATTCAGCACGGCCTCAATGCCATCGTCACCGGTTTGGCGTTGATTGATGGTTTCCATGCTTGGTTGACCATCCGCACCAATAATCCGCATTACCCTTTGGGTATCGTAAATCTTTGGCACTAAGTCCAAGATGATTTTTCCCGTATGCCGAATGGAACGGGTCATGTTGTCGTAAAAATGGAAGTTAGACAAATCAACTTGGTTTTGTTGTCCCGCCAAAGCCTTACCGCTAATGTTTCCGCTTGGCAATTGATTAGGATCCATGATGCCCAAAACCATCTGCAAGTCGGCAGAAATGGCGTTTGCGGCCTCCATAATGCCCATTGGCGGCGGTTCGGGTTGCAACCGTGTAGGCACTGGGGCCGGTACGCCTTCAATGTCTTTTTGCTTATAACGTAGGACGGGGCTAGACTTGATGTTAGCTAATGCCCATTCGTTTTCATGGCCTTCGTCCTGGCCTTCGGCAAGCAACCACTTGGCTTTAGGCGCAAGCGCAATGCTTTCCGTCATGGATGTGCGCCAAAAGTTATACATCCGCTGCGGGTCTTTGGCAAACCGCACCAGGCCATACTTCTTACGCTTATCGTCCACAATGACTTGTGCGCCGTAGCAAGGAACAACGGGGATATATTTACCCGCCCATGTCTTTTCTTCTAAGATTTCCATTGCGGTCATCTTGACCCATTTAACGGCTTTGCGGAACGATTCCCGTTCGTCAATAACCGTAAGCCCCGCCGCATCCACCCGTTCAAAGAACGATTCCGAATCGGCAAAGTGGCGTGAACCATCGCTTAAAAGGTAGAGCCTAGCTTTTTCCCGTTCAATGTAGAAAAACTCGGCAATGCGTATATCTTCCTTGGTAATCCAACTAGCGGTGTCATCGCCGGTTGACCGTTGTTGGAAGTTAGCGCCATCGTCCGCATTAGGGTGATGTTCGCGGAATACCTTTTTATCCATCACCGTGGTGATTAGGCATCGTTCGGCATCCGACCCATCGGGTAAGACGGAATTAGGATCAAAGTAAACGGTGAAGGGATTGTCAATTGTGTCAATGTAAATTTCTTGGTCGAAAGAATCTTCACTTGTGTATCGGGTATTGACACGCCAATAGCCCCAACCCATACGCACGGCGTAATCAAAGGCGGTGTCGTAGGCGGTGTCGGCGTTGGAATTAACTTCAATATGGCGGCAAATGCCCTCGATGGTTTGGGCAATTTTGTAATCCGCTAGGTTGTTAACCGCATGAACCTTGATGCGTGGGCGTTGCTGGCGCTGTTGGTTGGTCACTTGCCGAATGTACGCATCAATCTTGTTGATGGTCAGGCAAGGACGGGCTTCAACGTTACGGCTATTTTGGATTTCCACGGGCCATTGGTCACCGGCTGCAAACTTTACGTCCTGCAACGCTTCGGCGCGGTTGGTCGAATCCGCTTCATTAACTAGCCGCCAAAACTTAATGGCATCGTTAATGCGCCCATCGCCTTTTGAATTTTGTGCTTGATAGTCAGCCATAGTTAGCCCTTTTTTTCAATTATCCCACTAACCCATCCAATTGCCAACCGTGGCGGTCAGGGCTTGTTTCTTACGCTTTACCGGTTCTTTTATCATAAGCGCAATATAACGGAAAGCGTCCGCGCCATGGGAATAATGGTCGTGAAGCGGATTCCGGCTAAATTGACCCGTGTCTGGGTCAACTTCGTATCGGTAGTGCCGTAGGCAAGTAATCCCATCGGCGGCGTGTTCGCGGTCAAACCAACAGGAAGGGAAGATAGTCCTGGCGGCGTTGATAGAATCCACAACCGGCACTTTAGGCAAGATATTGGTCTTGTACCCCGCCGCCCGCACAATGTCGTTGATGCTACGGCCCGCAGCCGCCAGGGTCTTATTCTCGGCATCATGCGGCAGCCAGATGGTGTCGTAGACGTAACCAAAGGTTTGCATAGTCGCCATGTAATAGGAAATCGTCTTTTGATTGTCCTCAATGTACCGGATTAGGCGGGTTTCCATGCCCACAAACTGCAAGAACCATATCGCGGTGCTATCCGACCAACCCAAGTCAAACACCGCATGAACCGGCTTGGTAGCGTCATAAGCTACACGGGTAATTCGCCCGTCCTTTTCCGCTTGTTGCATTTCCTTGGCAAAGATAGCCCCGTCAACCGTTTGGCGGCACAAACCTTCCCACACCTGGTTGTACGCTTCTTCGTCCCGTTCTTTTAGCGCATCCTTTTCTAGCCGTAGGGTTTCGGGAAACCAAGGGTTATCCGACCAATTAACCTTGATTTGGATGCAATCTTCGGGCGGCTTGGCAACAAAGCGTTGGTAGGTTTCGTCCGTTTCTAGTTCGGGATTAAACGAAACCCATATCTCGCTTGCTTCCTTACGGATGGTAGGGATTAGGATGTTCCAGGACAACCGGCTAACCGTTTGGGCTTCTTCCACCCAACAAATGTCCACGCCTTCGTAAGATTTGATGTTGGCAATGTTGTTCTTTAAACCGGCAAAGGCAAATTCCGTCCCGTTCTTGCCCCGAATGCTTGCTTGGGTAATCTCATAGAACCCTAAAAGGCCAAGCGCCTCGATCTGATCGCACAGTAGCTTATGCACCGAATCCCGCATTGAGGTCATGAATTCCCGCGCACAAAGGATACGCATTGGGCTTTTAGCGCCAAGAATAAGCAATGCCCTAGCTATTCCCCAAGACTTAGCGCCGCCCCGTCCACCAAACGCTACCTTGTAGCGGCTTTTCTTAAACAGACCTTCCAGCTTTACGGGAAATTTTGCATTGGCTATTGCGGCCTGGACATCACTCATTGGGCTTTACAAAGGTGACTTGAATGCCTTGTAGCGGCTCACCATCAGCGCCGGTTACTTCATTTCTGACGGTTTCAGACCAACGCATTTGTGATTTTGTCCACCAAATAAGGCTAGTTGTATCGCCAGCTACAGCCTTGGAATAAAGCGTTTTGGCTATTTGCCCATTGGCTTTAGCCTTACCCATGTCCAATTCATGCCGGTAATACTTACGCAAGGTTTTGTCGTCTATGCCAACCAATACGCCAATTGACTCGTGCGGCAACCCTAATCCGCTGCTGGATTCAACCAAGCGGCGGGTTTCATCGGTTGGCGTATGCGCCTCTTGAGCAATTATTGGCATTTTTTAAAGGGGAACTCGGTTAAATTTAAACAGTTTCTGCCAATTCTGTCAATAAAACGGCAGTTTTGCCCGTGAAATCTTCCCAGCGTTTAACAATTACATCACAGTATTTTGGGTCTAATTCCATTAAATAGCCGTGTCTACCGTGCTTTTCTGCCGCCAGCATAGTTGTCCCGCTTCCCCCAAACAAGTCCAACACAATATCGCCGCCTTTGGTGTTATTTAGCATTTGGTACTCAAACAAACCAACCGGCTTCATTGTTGGGTGTTCACCATTACGGCTTGGCTTATCAAATTCCAATATTGTTGTTTGCTTGCGATCTGCGGCCCATAGGTGGCCAGCACCATCTTTCCATCCATAAAGACAAGGCTCATGCTTCCAATGGTAGTCTTGCCGACCCATTACCAATGAAGATTTTTTCCAAATTAAACATTGTCGAACTGTCCACCCAGCGTCCTTGCAAGCGCCTCTAAAGTTATAACCTTCACTATCAGCGTGCCAAATGTAAAAAACCGCGCCTTTTTTCATTACCGTGTCGGCGGTTACAAATGCATCCCGCAAAAACTGCCGAAACTGGTCATCACCCATATCATCATTTTGAATGGTTAATCCTGTGCCACCTTTATAAGCTACGTTGTAAGGAGGATCTGTCAAAAGCATATCTACGCCAGCCCCGCCGGTCAGTTTTTCTACTGCCTCTTGGTTGCACGAATCGCCACACATTAGCCTGTGATTGCCCAACTGGTAAATGTCACCCAGCTTAGTCTTTGGCTCTTCCGGCACATCCGGCACGGCATCCTCGTCCGTAAGCCCTTCAATGACTTCCGGCTCGAGCAGCGCATTTAACTCTTTTGGGTCAAATCCTAGCATCTCAAGCGCAAACCCGTCTGCCAGTAAGTCATTTAACTCAATGGTCAGCATTTCATTGTCCCACCCTGCATTAAGCGCCAGGCGGTTGTCGGCAATGATGTAAGCCTTGCGTTGGGTGTCAGTTAGGTCTGCCAGTTCTATAGTCGGCACTTCCTTAAACCCTAGCTTACGGGCGGCTAATAGCCTTCCATGCCCTGCAATGATGCCGTTTGATCCATCTACCAGGATTGGGTTAGTCCAGCCAAATTCCTTAATGCTTGCCGCAATTTGTGCCACTTGTTCGTCAGAGTGGGTACGGCTGTTGTTTACATAGGGAATTAGCTCTGTGACTTTCTTTTGAGTTATTTTCAATTAACAATTCCAGTTTTTTAGTGATGCCCTGGCCCGTTCCGCTGGCCCTTTGGCGTTTTTAACCACACCTTCCATCCGCGCACAAAAACTAGCCTTGCGTCCCGCATCCGCTTTCGTCTTTGG